CCGCGTTCTGCGCCTGCATCTTGAGCTGGTTCTGCTGCGACTTCAGCGAGTAGTACGACCCGATGGCACCCGTGACGGCTCCGAAGATCGAGGCAATGTTGCCGCCGATCTCCAAGCCCTCGGCAACACCTGACCAGTTGATCGAACTTGATTGCGGTGGCGCCATTTGCGCACCAAAGGTGCTGTACCCGGCAATGAATTGAGTCTGTGGGAATGCCGTCATCGTCAGTCTCCTAGCGCAACTTCAAGGGTCAGACCCACGACCGTCAGGGGCAGCGGGTCGGCTTGCCGGATGTAGACCTGGCCGCCGGCCCGCCAGGCTGGCTTCAGGTCAACGTCGATTTCGTCGGACTTCAGGCTCGGCGGGGTGCCGTATGGCTCAGTCGTGCGCTGCTTGGCCTCCACAAGCCGGTCAGCCGTCGGGCCCACGAAGATGCCGCTCGACTTAAACACCCGCAGATATGCCTTGTTGACGTTCTTATAACGACCCTGACCGTAGCCGTCGATGCTCATCACCGCCGGCAGGGTCTGTAGATCGCTCTCGTAGGGCAGGCCGACGTGGATCAGGACTGCGGCACGGTCTAGCGTCACGGAGCCGCTGGAGACGGTTTCCTGCGGCTGTACGGCCCCGTCAGCGAGGATGCTGACCGTTGCCCCCTCCAAGTGCGCCAAACCGCTCACGGTGTCTCTAGCGAACGCCCAGACGGTCGTGGCGGTGTTGCGCAGGGCGACGGGCAGCGTGACGTCAACCCGGGCGGTCGCCACCGTCGTGCTGCTCGTGCCGATAATGCGAAGTCGGTACTTGTTGCCAGCCGTGTCGGTCAGGACGATGGCGTCATTGACGTCGGTCGTGGCCGGATAAGCGAAGATCGCGCTGCTAGCCGTGATCGTCAGCACGTCGGACGGACCCCAAGTCGTGCCGCCAGAAACAGTTACGGTCGTTGCCGTGGTGTTGGTGCCGTCATAGGTGCAGCCAGAATCCACGAAGAAGCAGTTCTCCAGAGTCGTGATCTGGCGCGTCGCCATCCGCTCCACATAGCGAACCGAGTTGCCGTTGATCGTGCGCTTGACCACCACGTACACGCGGTCCTCGTTGCCTTCGGCCACGGCTGTGCATGACTCATACAGGCCAAGCGTGTCGTGCTGAGCCCAAGCCCCGATCTGTTGTTCGGGCATGTAGGTCAGACTCAACAGGTTGCCATTGCTGCTGACGAACCACAGGATTGGCTGCGGGCTCTTGCTGTAGCACATGTCAACCAACGTCAGGTCATCGAACAGGTGGGCTGCCCGGATGGACAGGTCGCCAGTAATAAACCCGCTGGACTGCCACGAGTAACCGAGCTCGCGCACGTGCCCGCCTCGAGCAGCGCAGTACACGACCGTGTTGTTCACGATCTCGGGCTGGACGTCGTTGGCACCGATGTACGACTGCGGGCGCACGCTGATCGTGGTCGGCGTCAGCGCATCGGAGTTGATCGGGCTGACGCGCCATTCCGCGCTGCTGGTCATCAGCAGCAACTGCGTCAGCGGGACGATGTGATTGATTGTGTTGAGTTCGCGGGCAGCCACGCGGATGCTGATACGGTCGCTGTCCTTGACCGGCAACGAGTACGACAGGTCGCTTTCCGTACCCGAGCGCGTCATCCAGATCGTCTGCGGAGCATTGTTCGTGCCGGCGAAGATGCGCCGCTGCTCGAAGTACGACACCGAGCGCGGGTAGTTGTTCGCGCTGTTGAACGGCGTTTCGACGATGGGCGGCGTGATGCCCATGTCCGGCGCGATGTTGTCATCGTCAAACGACGTGGCAGCCGTCTGCCCGATGTAGCCGTACAGGCCGCTCTGACGCTTGTACACGTTGTACCGGAGCGCCCCCGCGACTGCGCTCCAGCTGATCGTGTTCTTGGCGCCGATGGCGTTCAGGTTGTTGATGACGTTGCCGCTCGGGCTTGCCGCGCTCTCGTCCACCGCGTTCTGCGCAATGGCCGTCACGACGTAGAAGTTGTCGAAGTCGAGGCTCTTGTCGCCGAACTGCACGAACCCGCCGCTGCTCCATGCGGTGTAGGTCGTCGTGTTGACCGGGATGCCAGTGTCGTACGCCTTGACCGAGAACGTGTTCGTGGCTGGCGTCGTGTTGACGAGGTAGAACCCGCTCAACTGCGTCATCGTGCCGCCGTCGATGTACACGCTGTCGCCGATGGCGAACCCGTGATTGCCGACCGTAGTCACAACACCTGGGTTTGCCTGCGTGATGCCCGTGATGTTGAGCGCGTCACCGCGGCTGGCCGTGACCGTCGGGGCGCCAGGCACAGCGACCGGAGCGACGAACGTAATCGTCGTCAGAGTCCACGTCGTAGCACCAAGGCGGCGCAGTTCACGCGGCGCGTGATTAGGGTGCACAAGCGTCAGCACGTCGCCTGACTGCACGTAGTGGATTGAGAACAGGTCGGCCTCTTGGTACGGCGACGGGATCTCGTAGGCGCTTGACGGCAGCGGATACCAGTACGTCGCGTTCGGCGGTGCGTTGCCAGTCGTGGCCGCGATGCAGTAGTAGTTCACCCCACCCGAGGACACCAAGTCACCCACCACGTACGCGGTCGCACCGTTGTAGGCCGCCGGTGATCCAGCCTGCAACGTGCTGCCCTGCGTGTGGAATCGGATATAGCCCTGCCCAAACTCAAGCACCATCGTCTGCGTCGTGCTGTACGTGAACGGCAGCAGTCGCGTGCTCTTGGTGCTGTCCTTGACCGTCGCCACGTAAGTGGTGCCAGGTCGGTTCTCTGCCGGCCCCTGCGGGGTTGGGATGAAGTTCCGCAGCTTGGCGGCTCCAGTCTGGAACTTGATGTCATCGATGCGCCCGAACATCTCCGGCGACAGCTCGCCGCCTGCGAACGACCTGTTGTAGATGCGGGTGCTTGGCATAGGTCAGCGTCCTGCGATCCAGCCCGTGATGTGTTCCGGCTTGATGTTGCGCTGGTTTGCGTCAGACATGCGGGCCTGTTGCAGGTAGGCCATCATCATCTGCGCCTGTCGCTTGCCCTCCGCCGCACCCTGATCGCCCTTGATGACCGGGCCGGCAAGCATGGCGGCGAGGTGGTGCGACAGCGCCATGACGAACAGCGGGTCGAACTTGGTCGGGTCCGTGATGAGCGCCTGGTATCGCAGCAGCGCGTTCTCTTGGTCGGTGTACAGCACCTTGTTGCCGAGCGTGTCGGTCTCGATGCTGTAGGGCTGCGGCACGTAACGCCCAGCTGCAACGAGCGGTGCGTAGTTGTGCAGGAAGTCTGGGGTATCGCTTGGGACGAACTTGGCTGCGTAGTCGTTCTCAGCGTCGTGCGGCAGCACGCTGACGGCAACCATCATGTTGCCGGGGCAGGCATAGGCGTACTTCCACATGGAGTACGGCATCGAGACCTGCGCGAGCAGTGCGCGACGGGACGCGAAGTTCCAGGCGTGCATCTGGAGCAGGCTGTCCCGGGCGATGGGGTAGAACCGGGCACAGTGCTCGGCCTGCGCTGACCCCTCGGGCGGGTCGATGCTGGCGATGGAGGCGTCGTCGCCGAGGTGCGCGAGTGCCAGATTGCAGATCTCAACCACGCTTGCCATTCGATCCTCCTAGGAAAAGAGGGGCGCCGGGTGTTTAGGCCGACGCCCCTCCAGAGTCACATGCGTCGTATCAGTCCGCCGTGACGGTGGTCTTGGCTGGCCGGCCTCGCTTGGGTCGCACCACAGGCACGACTTCAGGCTGCTCCGGTTCGCGGGGCGCGTCGAGCGGCTCGACGTTCCCGTTGGCAGGACCGTTGTACTCGAAGACTTCGCCCTCCTTGCGGAGGCCGTTGTCGATGAAACACGTCACGAGTGCGCGGACTTTCATGTCAGGTCACCGAGAAGCCGCTGGCGTAGAACTTGCGACCGTCCTGGATGTTGTGAACGATCTCAGCAAGGATGCTGCCAGTGGTCGGGTTGGTCCCGTTTACGTCGTAGCGGGCGCCGAGGTAACGCTGACCGAGGCTTGCAATCTGCGGGGGCAGGGCAACCACGTACTGCTTGCCGGCGGTCAGTCCAGCAAGAAGGACGTTCGTTTCTGCAAGCACGGTGTGGCTGGACAGGTTCGCGTTCGCGCTGATGACCACCTCAAGATCGAGCGAGGTCAGGTTGTCGAATGCAGTAACCACGGTGAACACCATGAACAGATCCGAACCTTCACCGATGTCTCGGGCGGTGCCGAGATCAATGGTGTCGGTCGAAACGGCGTCAGCGGTAATGGCCTGCCCGCTGATGGCAGATCCGGGGTTGTTCGACCCGGACACGACGAGAAGACGATCAGTAATCATTGTGTTGGTTCCTTTCTGTCGGTCCTATTAGGACACGACGGCTTCGGTGTTGACGATGGCATCCACGCGGCG